GGTAAGTGCTGGGGGATTTCTTATTTTGTCAAGATACGGATTATTACTTACTTACCGATAATGTGGTTTGGGCATTGTATCTGGTGGTATTATGGTGGCTGTTTGCACACCAGAATTAGCATTTAGCTGCCGAAGGGAGTGAAATAAAACGGAAATTAGACCTATAACATTTAAGCAAGCCAGTGACTTTATTAACCACTTTCACCGCCATCACAAGGCCACGGTCGGCCATAAGTTTTCGGTGGGGTTATATGAGGGTGAACAACTTATTGGTTGTGCTGTATGCGGTCGTCCAGTGAGCCGATTCCTGGATGATGGCCTGACCTGCGAAATCAACAGATTATGTACAGATGGTACATACAATGCGTGCAGCATGTTATATGGAGCGTGCTGTCGGATTGCAAAGGATATGGGATACCGAAAAATCATTACCTATATTTTGCAGAGTGAGCCAGGAACCAGTTTAAAGGCCAGCGGTTTTATTTGTGACGGAGAAGCTGGTGGAACGCACTGGACAGGAGAGCGAAACCGAGGGCAAAGCATACCAGCCGAAATGAAAACACGGTGGTATCGCTTGCTTGCCTAAATTAGCATTTTCGATACGAAGGAGGTACCTGATTGAGAAAGAAAGCAGACAGTAAGCAGGCCAAGGCCAACAAGGTCCTGCGGGCATCAGCTGTAGCGGCTTTGGCAGAGTCAGCCGTCCGGGAACCGCCGCCGGATACATGGTCCGTCAGGATGCCGGCTTATGCATATACACAGGCCTGCCCGGTTCCGGGACTGCGCAGGCTGCCGAAGGGAGTGATACGGTATTATGAGACAGTGTTACATAGACAACGGGCATCACGGGTGTGATGGCCAGCGCAACAACAAGGGTAGGATACGGTACGGGTGCTGGGCGTGTCCGCATCTGGATGCGGGAGGAGGTGATGCCGGTGGACAAGGAGGTGCTGATACAGTATTGCGAGATGAAAGAGGAAATAAAGGACATAAGGCGGAGGATTCAGAAACTGGACAGGTTCTTGGAGGAACCGCATCAGGTATCTGATACGGTGAAGGGTACAAGACGGGACGGCACGATAGGAAGTATTAAGGTCACAGGATACCCAGTGCCAGAGTATTACCGGAAGCAGCGGCTGAGAGAGCGGTACAGGCAGCTTCTGGAGCGTAAGGAGGCGGAACTGCTGGAGCTGACCTGCCAGGCGGAGGAATATATACAGAGCATACCAAAGAGTGAGGTGCGGACCATGTTCCGTCTGTATTACATAGATGGCCTGCCTTGGTGGAAGGTGGCACAGGCCATGAACCGGATGTTTCCTAAGAGGCGGGTTAAGTTTACGGAGGACAGCTGTTGGCAGCGAAATAAAAGATTTTTTGAGGAAAATTGAAAATGTCGGTTCATGTTGGGATGAAAAGTGCTAATATGCTATCATGCGGAAGCCAGAGGGCGGAAGCATCCTCCCCACAGATAACGGTCGCCAGGTGTTACAGCCTGGCAGCTGACTAGAAGCTGACGTTCTCCTGCCTCTTCATAGCTTCGCAAATCGGATAGAGAGCAGCTCCCAGTTGATACCATACTGATGCAAGGTATCCGTAAGCCAACCGCGGCGTGAGTTGGAACATACCGGTGACGAGCCGGTATTGATGCGAGGTAGAGCAGTCTGGCAGCTCGCCGGGCCCATAACCCGGAGGTCGCAGGTTCAAATCCTGCCCCCGCTATTCAGACAGATACATTTGACATTGTAAATTCCTTTCTGGGACTCCAGGCTATTATAGGTCTGGGGTTCTTTTCTTTGACTGACGCAAGGAGGTGAGCACGGATGGGAAGACCATTGAAGATTAAATCCCCAGAAGAAATGGAGCAGTTTTGGGAAGCGTACAAACAGGAATGTGATAACCAGGAAGTGCTTACCCATGACTTTAGTTCAAAGAACAGTGAATTTGTGTCAGCCAAACTTAAGCGGAGCATTACCTACACCATTGAGGGATTCTGTGTATATCTTGGGATTGCAAGGTCGAAATTTTATGAGACTTATGCGAAAAGGAAGAGGTATGGGGACATCGTCACGCGCATACGAGAGGAGTGCGAAGCTGATGCTAGGAAGAAATTTGAGCTACAGATAATCCCGTCGCAGCTGGCGGGGCTGTGGATGAGCAAATATGGCTATACGACGAAGGTAGAAAATAATTTGTCCGGTGGGCTTAACACCGAAAAGACCAAGCTTGACGACCTGCTCCAGCAGATGCGTGGTGGTGGGTAATGAGCGCGGGTAGATTACTGCTGTCGGATAAGTACAAGGCGTTCCTGCGCTGTGATGCCCCGGTGGAGTTCCTGGAGGGTACCACGGCGGCCGGCAAGACCACGGTGGGGTTATTCAAATTCATGCTAAAGGTAGCGGAATCGCCCAAAAAGCTGCACATCCTGGCTGCGGATGACACCGGCGCCGCCGAGAAGAACATCATCCAGAAGGACCTGGGCATCCTGGATGACTTCGGCGTGCTGGTGGAGTACAAAGGCAACGGCGGCGGTGGATATAACATGCCTCACATCCTATTCCACACATCCGGCGGCGATAAGATAATCTTTGTTGTCGGCTACGGCAACAAGCGCAAGTGGAAGGATGCACTGGGCGGCCAGTACGGATGCTTGTACATTGATGAGATTAACACGGCAGACATTGAGTTTGTGCGTGAGGCCGCCATGAGAAGCGATTACCTGATGGCCACGCTCAACCCGGATGACCCGGGCCTGGATGTGTATAAGGAGTATATCAACTGTTCCAGGCCACTGCCTGAGTGGGAAGATGAAACACCAAAAGAGATAATGGATGAATTACAGGAGGAACCAAAACCAGGTTGGGTGCATTGGTTCTTTTCTTTTGCCCATAATCTGGGCCTGTCCAAGGAGAAGTTGGACCAGATCATGACCAACACGCCGAAGGGCACAAAGATCTGGAAAAACAAGATCCAGGGCTTGAGAGGCAAGGCAACCGGCCTGATCTTCAGCAACTTCGAGCGGTCTAAGCATGTCATCACAGTCAAGCAGGCCAAGGCACTGAAATTCAAAAAGTTCACTGCCGCCCTGGACACATCCTACTCCTCTAAGTCCCCAGATACCATAGCTATGATATTCCAGGGCATCACGGAGGACAGAAAGCTTGTTACCCTGGCTGAGAAGGTCTACAACAACGCCAAACTGGATGTCCCACTGGCCCCCAGTGACACAGCAGTCAAGTTCGTGGCCTTTCTGGAGCAGTGCCGCAAGGACTGGGGGTTTGCCAAGGATGTGTATATAGACAATGCGGACCAGGCGACCATCACGGAGCTACGCAAATACAAGCGGCTTAAGGGCTGTCTGTATAACTTCTGGGATGCGTACAAGCAGCTGGGAATCATCGACCGTATCAACCTGCAGCTGGGCTGGATACAGCAGGGGTGTTACCTAGTAGTAGATACCTGTGCGGAGCATCTGTCCGAGTTGGACCGGTACTCCTGGGATGACGAGAAGGACAAGCCGGAGGACAGGAACGACCATACCATTAATGCCAATCAGTATGCCTGGATACCATACCGGAACCTGATTGGATTCGAGGAGGCTGAGAAGAAATGAGGTGGCTGAACAACATGAGTGAGACTATCAAGCGGGGCATCCGCAGCTGGCTGAATGTGGTACCGGCCAGCGGGAACTGCATCCAGATTAACGAGGTCCTGGACTTCGAGACCAATGCCATCCGAAATCGCATCTGGTACCGTGGTGATGGTAACGAGCTGGAGCAGATGTATCAGCAGGCTCCAGAGTACGCTGACAGATACAAGTTCTGGGCCAGCAGGTGTACACCGGGTATGGAGATGCGCAAGATACATACCGGCCTGCCCGGGCTGATTATCCGTATCCTGTCAGGCATTGTCCTGGATGACATGATTGATTTTGATTTTGCAGGTAACGACCAGCAGCGGCAGCTGTGGGAGGACATTGCAAAGGATAATAAGTTCACTCGTAAGCTGGAGAAGGCCTTGAAGGAGGTCCTGTACATCGGGGACGGCGCCTTCAAGGTCACGGTTGACACGACCGTCAGTGAGTATCCAATCCTGGAGTGGTATCCAGGGGAGCGGGTTGAGATTGTCCGAAACCGGGACCGGGTGAAGGAAGTTGTTTTCAAGACCCCCTACAAATCCGGGTATCAGCAGTATGTCCTGTATGAGCATTATGGATACGGCTATATACGTAACGAGTTGTATAAGGGTGACACGTCGGTACCCCTTAATGCCATCGATGCCACAAAGGGAATAAAAGATACGAAGTTTGATGATACAGTCATGCTGGCCGTACCCTTGCAAGTCTATGAATCCACCAAATACGAGGGACGCGGTGGCAGCATCTTTGACGGTAAGCTGGACAGTTTTGATGCCTTTGACGAGGCCTGGTCCCAGTGGATGGATGCGCTGCGTGCTGGTCGGGCCAAGACGTACATACCGGACTGCCTGGTGCCACACGACGCGGAGACAGGGAAGGTCATCCGGCCGAACCCATTTGACGACCGATATTTTGCTTCTGATAATGATATGTCAGAGAATGCAGATAACAAGGTCAATGTGGTGCAGCCAACTATCCCCCACGATAGTTATCTGGCGTCCTATTGTACAGCTTTGGACCTGTGCCTGCAGGGCGTTATCAGCCCATCCACTCTGGGGATTGATGTCAAGAAGCTGGACAACGCCGAAGCGCAGCGCGAAAAGGAAAAAGCTACCCTGTACACCCGGAATGCTATTGTGGAGGCTCTGCAGGAGACTCTTCCGGAGCTGGTCAGCGCGGCAATCAACGCCTGCAATATCCTTCATGGTAAGGGGGTGGAGGAGGTCAAAGTGGATATCCCCTTCGGTGAGTATGCAAACCCATCCTTTGAGAGCCAGGTGGAGACCCTGGCCAAGGCTCGGCCTGGTGCCCCCATGATGAGTATTGAGGCCCAGGTAGAGGAGTTGTATGGGGATACCAAGGACGAGAAGTGGAAGCAGGAGGAAATTGCCAGGCTGAAAGCGGAGCAGGGCATTGCGGAAGTGGAGGAACCCGGGATTAGTACGTCTGCCGGCGGCTTCCAACTGAACACGAAGGGAGGAAAGCCAGGTGAAGGTCAAGGTAATGAACCGCCTGTACCAGATGAACCAGAAGGAGTACCAGGGGCTGCTGCAGGTGGCAAAGGAACAGGTGCCATTGGGAATCTACGCAATTGAGAAACAGGGGTATGCGGAGCTGCGCTGTGATAAGTGCAGCAGCGTGACCCAGCTTAAGGACCTGACCAGACAGTTCAAGGCGCAGGGATTCAGGGTACATGCCAACAAAGGTGGCCAACTGATGGAGGGTGGAGCTGATGGAGCGGAAGGGGCGCTGATGAGTGCGACATAATGAGTATGATATAGGTGCTGCCTTCCAGGCCATAGAGGATGAGCTTATAAAGTCTATGATACGGAACATGGACCGCCATCGCGCCGAGGAGACTAAGGAGGGTATTGAGTGGTCCATGTGGCAGGCAGAGCAGCTTAAGGCCCTGGAAAAGTATAAGAGGGATAACCGAAAACGGTATGGAAAGCAGTTTCAGAATCTCAACAAGGAAATAGGTGAGCTGATACGGATATCCAGGCAAAAAGGTAACATGCAGCAGGAAATCCAGATACTGAACGCCATTCGCAAAGGATTTCCAGCCAGGAAAATCAGCAAAGGTGCCACCGCCGAGTTTTTTAAACTGAATGACCGGAAGCTGGAAGCATTGATCGAGGCCACTACCCACGACATGGAAGCGGCGGAGACGGCTGTCCTGCGTAAAGCTAATGATGATTATCGTAAGGCAATCTTCAATGCCCAGGTTTATGCCAATACCGGTGCAGGAACCTACGAGAAGGCAGTGGACATGGCTACCAGGGACATGCTCTCACGGGGCCTTAACTGTGTAGAGTATGCCAATGGTGCCCGTCATACCCTGGCAGATTATGCTGACATGGCCATCCGGACGGCATCCAAGCGGGCGTATCTGCAAGGAGAAGGAGAGAAGCGGCAGGAATGGGGGATTACTACCGTGATTGTCAACAAGCGCGGGAACCCGTGTCCGAAGTGCCTGCCATTTGTTGGCAAGGTCCTGATTGATGATGTGTGGTCAGGTGGAAAGAAGTCCGATGGTCCGTATCCACTCATGAGTAAGGCCATCGTGGCCGGCCTGTATCATCCCAGATGCAAGGACAGCCACACAACATACTTCCCTGGAATCTCCACTGCGGACGATACCTGGACCAAGGAGGAACTGGAGGCGGTCGGTCAGGCCAATAAGCAGGAGGCCGAGCAGCAATATGCGTCACGGCAGGTGGAGAAGTATGGGAGGCTGGCCAAGTATTCTTTGGATCCGGAAAACAGAAAAAACTATAAAATCAAGGCTGCATCATGGTCAAATGCTACGCAATCTGGTATAATAAAAGAAAGGGCATTTAAGAACCTTGTTATTGATAGGCTTCCGCGATTAGAAGATATTCAGGATAATACTACACGGAAGAAGTTTGCAGAAACGTTAATCAGCTGTTTAGGGATTGATGGGGATGTGAAGGTAAGCCTGAAAAAGATTAGTGCCAGAGGACAATGTCTGTTTTACGTAGATGGGGATACGTGTAATTATTTTGAATATACCCTCCAATCCAATGACGACCGTTCCAAGCCATATAAAATAAAAACGGCATTTCATGAGGCGTTCCATCTATCGTTAAAAGGGCATAAATGGGATGCGGTGAAAAACGGAAAAATAAATGAAAAATGGCGTATAATTGAGGAGTCACTGACAGAGGCATCGGCGCATTACGCCATGAAGCTATATGGTGTGGAGGAGAACCTGGCCCCGTCTTACGCGGATTTACTGATTCATACCCTTCCAAGAATGAGGAGGCTGGACAAGTTCAAGGGATGTTCGAACCTGGAGGATTTTGGAAAAATTGCATGGAAGGACAGACTGCTGGGTAACAGTGGGAAATGGGAGGATTTATATGATCAGGTTTTTTCGGTCAAGTTTGACGAGTCAAAATACTATAAACAATATTTTGGCTATATAGAAAAGCACAAAGATGAGTTGTTTGATAAGTTTTTTGAAAACGCACCTGGACTTACGAAATACCGCCCGGCCATGGAGCAGGACTTGAGGAATTCTATGGATGCGTTTAGGAATGGAAAAAGTTTTTCCAACTTAAGCAGGAACGAAAAGACAGTATTTTCGGACATTTTAGTTAATGCTATGCAGAAGGAGGGGATTAAATAATGATATATATTCCGGATGAATGGATAAAAAACCCTGATAATAAGGAGCAGGTCCATCAACTATTTGATACTTGTTTTCCAGGCGATATCCTTACGGCCGAAGATGTGGAAAGACAAAAGGAATTCCCGCAAAAGTTAAGAGAATTAGGAGAAACAGGAATATTAGAAAGGTTCGAAAACGGAGAGATAACCACCAGTCAATAAGGCCGGTGGTATTTTATTTGTTGCGATATCGCAACGGAAAGGAGCATAAATGAAGTACAGGAAAAAACCAGTGGTAATTGAGGCATTCCAGTGGACGGGAGGGCCGGAGCAGGAGGATGACCCTGAGTGGATTATCGAGGCAGTCAGGAATGGAAGTGCCTGGTTTGAAAACGAGGGAACCCCAGAAGTGAAATTCATGATTCGGACACTGGAAGGGGTACACGAAGCCAATATCGGGGATTACATTATCCGTGGTATAGCTGGGGAGATATATCCATGTAAGCCGGATATCTTTATTGCAACTTACGAGCCGGCAGTGACGAAAGTTTCCATGAATGTTACGGCACATCTGGATGAAGATGAAATCAAACATGAAACGGACGGGTTATAATTTGCGATAAGCACGCGGGATTATCCTGGGTGCTATTTTTACGCCCAAACACGAGCATGGCTTTAAACGGCTGCGTGGCCAGTGACACTGATGACAATGGATGAAACGAAAATCACAGGGTGACACCCTTAAAATGGAGGTATGGATTATGAAACGTATGAACTTACAGTTATTTGCTGAGCCCACGGGTGGAGCGGGAGGAACTGAGCCGCCAGCAGGAGGTCAGAACCAGCAGCAGACACAGACCCAAACGGGACAGCAGGCATCCCTTGCAATTGATTACGCCAAAATCCAGCAGATGCTGGAGGGAACCCTGGCAGCTAAGGAGGACACGGCCCTGAAAGCCTACTTCAAGCAGCAGGGACTCAGCCAGGAAGAAGTAGAGCAGGCGATTGCTGCATTCAAGCAGCAGAAGGCGGCATCGCAACCAGATGTGGCTGCGTTACAGCAGCAGGCCACCCAAGCCCAGGCCCTCGCCCAACAGGCACAGATGCAGGCTGCGGCAACCATGGCAGCGGTATCCCTGGGAATTGACGCCAAGACAATCCCTTATGTCCTCAAGATGGCTGATTTAGGTCAGGTCATGGGACAGGATGGGAAAATCAATGATGAGGCACTTAAGGCAGCCCTGAACAAGGTGCTGGAGGACGTGCCGGCACTAAAACCCCAGGCACCAGGATCCACCGGATTCATCCAGGTGGGCGCAGCCAGCGGGCAGCAACAGACCCAGACAACAGATGACGCCCTTAAAAAGGCGTTCGGACTCTAAAGAAAGAGAGGATTAAGAAATGGCAGTATATGATTATGCAACAACCTTCACCCAGCTCCTGCAGCAGAAATATGCAAAGGAGTTGTGCTCTGATGCACTGACACAGAGTAACCAGCAGGTGAAATTCATTAACGCCCAGACCATCAAGCTTCCGAGGATGGCAGTGACCGGATACAAAGACCATACCCGGACACCAGGCTTTAACTCAGGAACGCTCAGTAATGACTGGGAGGCAAAGAAACTGGAACACGACAGGGATGTTGAGTTCTGGATTGACCCCATGGACATTGACGAAACAAACCTGACCTTATCCGTGGCAAACATACAGAACACTTTTGAGACCGAACAGGCCATTCCGGAAAAAGATTCCTACCGTTATTCCAAGCTTCATGCAGAATTGACCGCTTATTCTGGCCGTATCAGTACTGATGTCATCACGGCATCCAACTTCCTGGAAGCTTTTGATGAGGAAATGGCGAGAATGGATGAGGCTGGCGTCCCGGAAGAAGGGAGAATGCTGTATGTCACCCCAACCATGAATAAGATTGTGAAGGAGGCGGAAGGACTCCAGAGGGTCATGACCGTAACGTCCCCGTCCACAATCAATCGTAAGGTACATAGCCTGGATGATGTGACCATTAAGATGGTGCCTGCGGCCAGGATGAAGACTAAGTATGACTTCACTACAGGATGCGTGGCTGCCTCTGATGCGAAGCAGATTAACTGGATTCTGATTCATGCCTCTTGTGTGGTATGCCGGGATAAATACAGCTATATCAAGCTGTTTACCCCAGGAACAGATTCAAGGACGGCAGATGGGTATTTGTATCAGAACCGTTGTTACGGAGACCTGTTCCTTCTTGAAAAGAAGGTTGATGGGTGTGCCATGAATGTGGAAGCGGCCGGAGCGTAAGGAGGTAGCATGAGAGCAGTTAAGGGAAATAAAGAGTACACCATTGATGAAAGCCAACAGAAGTCCTATCAGGACGCTGGCTTTGATATTGTGGGCGATGATGGCCAGGTGACCGCATATGGACGCGGAAAGACAATACCTTATGATGAACACATGAAGGCAGTGAAAGAGATTGAGCGCCTTCAGGACCTAGCGGCTGAAAGGAATGCCGAAAATGTAGCGTTGAGGGAGGAACTTGCTTCACTCCGGGCCGCAAAGCAGGAACCGGCAAAGAAAGCGGAGAGTAAAAAGGCAGGTGAGTAATATGCCCTATGAACCCTATGTCACATATGAATATTACTGTGATGTATACAAGGGGACCGTAATCCCCATGGATGAGCTGGACAGGGCCCTTAATCAGGCCAGTCGCCACGTTGATTCCTTGACCTACAACCGGATTGTAGGCCGGGGATTTTCTAATCTGACGGCCTTCCAGCAGGAAACCATACAGGAAGTGGTCTGCCAGCAGGCGGACTTTGAGTATGAGAACGCGGACGAGATTAATACCATCCTGCAGGGCTACAGCATCAACGGTGTATCCGCACAGTTCGGTAGCAGCTGGAACGTATTTACAGACAAGGGTGTAGCCATGAAGCGCGATGTGTACGCTCTGCTGTCCCAGACGGGCCTATGCTGCCGGTTAGCGAGGTGAGGCTATGAAATACCCATGTTTAGTGCCAAAACGGCTATGCAGGACGGATATACACGTCCATCTGGAATCAGAGGATACAGACAACCGCGGCCATCCAGAGAAGGTAGTGGACTTGGACCTAAAATGTAACTTCCAGGACCGGGCCAAGACCATTCTGACCACAGAAAAGAAGCTGGTGCAGATAACCGGTACGGCCCTGTTCCCCGGGGACATTGCCCCAGACTTCCCAACCTTAAGCGGGGGTACCGTAACTGTATTTGGAGAAGAGCGGAGGATTGAACAGGGGATGAAAGCCAGGAACCCGGATGGGACAGTGAACTATTGCCAACTGGAGGTGGTCTGATGAAGGTTACATCAACTGTGAAAATGAACTTCCCGCGGATTAAACAACTTACACAGGCGGCGGTGATAGCTTTGGAGCAGACAGCTGAGAATTTACATACAGAGATAGTACAATCTCAAGTAGTACCGCGGGATACAGGGGCGCTACAAGGAGAAAAAGGATTTTTTGTAGATTATTCTGAAACTCAGAATGGAAAAGTATCTCTTGTACATGAAGGGCCATATGCCCGCCGACTTTATTATCATCCAGAGTACAATTTCCGAATGGACGAAAACCCAAACGCCAAGGGACACTGGTTTGAGGACTGGGAGGCCGGAGGCCGTAAAGCTGAATTCGCTCCAAAAGTGTTTAAACAAATTTATAAGAAAGTAGGTGGTGTATGATGCTGACACTGGACGACATCCGGGGATATATAGGAAGCCTTGGGATTGTAGATGATAGGAATGCCTATATCGGGAAGTTGAACAACAAGAAAGACCATTCCATAGGCGTGTATCACCGGCAGGGCAGCGGTCCTCCTGTGATGGCGCTGGGTGGCCATGATTACAGCAGCTATGATGTCCGGCGTATATCACTGCTGGTCCATTGGGACAAGGATGTGCAGGCATCAGAGCGGGCTGCCTATGCACTATATGAGAAACTTAAAAACGTATCCAGCTTATCCATAGGGGATACACCCATCAATTGCATCATCCTCCAGGTCCCGGAACCGGTGGATGTGGGGACGGATGATAAGGGTGTCTACGAATATGTGATATGGCTGGAATTTGTATATCAGAGAAAGTGAGGTATAAGAGATGACAGATGCAGCAAAGGGAAAAGTGTATCCCGTGCATAACAATGTGTTTAAGTTTGGCACTGCGGGCCTTGAGAGTACAGATGAACAGATGGTGATGCCAGCCGATCTGGAGAACTTTGCACCATCCATAGACGGTACCGTTGAGGAGTGGTATTCCATGGATGCTGCCGGATGGGCCAAGGCTGCCATGACCGGTAAGAAACTTGGGTTCAGCTTCAAGGGAAAACGGTCGGTTGGGGACCCGGGGAATGATTATATTGCCGGCCTGGCGTGGAAGTTTGGACAGGACGTGATGACCAAGTTTGAGTGGACCATGGTCAGCGGAGCAAAGCTGGCCTGTGACGTAGTCGTTAATGTGACGACGCCCGGAGGTGGTGACACGACAAATATTGACGGTCTGGAGTTTGAGGTGACGGGTTATGGTAAGCCAACTTTCACTCCAGCGCAATCATCAACAGTATAAGGAGGGTTGGACAATGGCGAGAAAAGTAGATATCACGGATAAGCTGAGTTTTGAGGGAAACCCATCCCTTGTCATAAAGGGTGAGGTGCTGGAGGTCAATGCAGATGCCCCGACCATGCTTAAGGTCATGGGGCTGATGTCGGCGAATGACCCTGGTGCACAGGAAATCCTGGAGGCCTACGACATGATGTTCCCAGAAAAATCCAAGAAAGAGATAGAGAGGATGAAACTGGGATTCAATGACCTGATTATTGTAGTCCAGGAAGCCGTCCAGCTTATTTCCGGTACGGAGGAACCTGCCGGGGGAGAGCGGTGACCCGTACTACGATATGTTTGAGGACTGGGACCTGATAGTCTCCAGCTTTTTGTCGCAGTACGGGTTAAGAATCAGGACGAAAGAATTTGAAACAGTCTCCTGGGACGAGTTCAGGGCATTGATTGCCGGCCTGTCCCCGGAGACTGCCTTGGGACGGGTGGTGGCCATCCGGTCAGAGACGGATAAGGACATTATCAAGCATTATACAAAGGACCAGCGCCGGATATATGATGACTACCGTAACCGGGAAATGAAAGAAATGGATGAGAAAACCTTCGAGAAGGAAATGGCCAACCTGGAGAAGATGTTCGCAGCCATGTGTGGATAGGAGGTGGTACCGTGGCTGACAGCGTAGGCCAGATTGGCCTTGACCTTGTGGTCAACCAGAATCAATTCAAGCAGCAGATGGCGGGCATCCAGGGGCTGGCCAAAAAGGCAGGTGCCGCCCTGGCGGCGGCATTTGCGGTAAAAAAAATCATAGACTTCGGTGCACAATGCATTGAATTGGGTTCCGACCTTGCGGAAGTCCAGAATGTGGTGGATGTCACATTCCCACGGATGTCCAAACAGGTGGATGACTTTGCTAAGAATGCTATAACCTCCTTCGGCCTGTCCGAGACCATGGCCAAGAAGTTTACCGGAACGTTTGGGGCAATGGCCAAGGCTTTTGGCTTTGGTGAACAGGCAGCCTATGAGATGTCCACGACCTTGACTGGCCTGGCCGGTGATGTGGCATCCTTCTACAACATCAGCCAGGACGAGGCCTACACCAAATTAAAATCTGTATTTACGGGTGAGACGGAGACCCTTAAGGACCTGGGCATCGTCATGACCCAGAGCGCCCTGGACAGTTACGCCCTGGCGAACGGCTATGGCAAGGTAACGGCCAAGATGTCTGAGGCTGAGAAGGTGGCCCTGCGGTATAAGTTTGTGCAGGACCAGCTGTCACTGGCATCCGGGGACTTCATACGGACGGCTGACGGCTGGGCAAACCAGGTTAGGGTCCTTAAGCTCCAATTTGACAGCCTTAAAGCCACAATCGGTCAGGGTCTTATAAATGTGCTGACACCGGTCATACAGGTAATCAACCGCATCATCAGTAAGCTGATGAGCCTGGCCAATGCATTCAAGGCATTCACGGAGATGGTGACCGGTAAGAAGGGCGGGGGAGGCGCATCCGCGGCCACGGCTGGTATGGAAGCGATGGCCCAGTCTGCTGATAAAGCAGGGGCAGCTGCAGGAGGAGCAGGCAGCGCAGCCAAGAAGGCAGCCAAGGACATGAAGAGTGCCACGACAGGGATTGATGAGCTCAATATCATTAATCCTGATACGGATTCCGGCGGGGGAGGTTCCGGAGGCGGTACGGATGGTGGATACTCTGCGGATGAGTTCGACATGGGCGAACTTGATACATCGGCCGTGGATGAGATGGACAGCAAATACGCGGGGCTGATTGAAAAGGCCAATGAACTTAAGAACCTGTTCATGGCAGGGTTCAAGGTTGGATTCGGTGATACCAGCGTCCTGGACAGCATGAGGGAGTCCATCCAGAGCATCAAGGACAGCCTGACGGATATCTTCACATCCCCAGAGGTAGAACAGGCCGCCACCAGGTTCACTAACATCCTGGCCATCAACCTGGGCAAGATTGCGGGCTCCATGGCGAGCATCGGGGCATCCATAGCGGATAATTTATTGGGTGGAATTAGCCTGTTCCTGCAGCAGAACAGCGAACGGATTAGAGACTACATTGTGTCCATGCTCAATATCGGTTCTAGGATTGCTGAGATAAGCGGGAATTTTTCCAAAGCACTTGCAACGGCATTTTCATCCCTCAGGAGTAACAGCGCGAAGCAGATTACAGCAGATATTATCGGAATATTTTCCGAGGCCTTCATGGGGGCCATGGAATTGGCTGGGACATTTGCGGCGGATGTGCTGGACACTATTACAGCCCCGTTCATAAAAAATGCGGATTATATCAGGACAACCCTGGAGGATACATTCAGCGCGGTTGAACCTATCTTTTCTACAATCAAAGATTTGGTTGCGGAAACTTTTGAAAAGATTGGCGCAACATATGATGAGCATGTGGCGCCAATGCTGGCAACCTTCAAACAGGGGTTCACGGAAATCGGAACCCTGTTGCTTGATGTCTATAACACATATTTCCTTCCAGTATTGCAGAACCTATCCACACGATTTGTGGAATTCAAAGACCAGTACCTCAGTCCATTAATTGATAAATTTATGGAATTTGGCGGAAAAGTGGCTGATGCGGTCACCAAATTGTGGACAGGGGTCATACAGCCATTCATCGAATGGTTTATTACAAATGTAGCGCCAGTTATAGCTTCATGTTTGCAGAGCGCCATTGATACATTCTTCGGATTCTGGGAATCCGTTTCCGGCATCATAGAGGGATTGCTCACGGCGCTAGGTGGTGTGATTGACTTCATTGTTGGCGTGTTCACAGGTGACTGGAGCCTTGCTTGGGAAGGAATCAAGGAGATATTCTCCGGTATCTGGGAGGCATTGAAGGAGCTTGTATCTGGTGCCGTAACATTCATTCAAAACGTTGTTAACATGGCTTGGACTGCCATATCCGGGGCAACCAGTACCATCTGGAACGGAATTAAGGCACTCTTGAATACTCTTTGGAATTGGCTTAAGTCCTTGGCCAATGCATTATTTAATGCCATTAAGACATCCATCAGCACAGCCTGGGAGAATGTCAAGAGTAAGACATCAGAAATATGGGAATCCATTAAGGAATTCGTTTTAAACTTATGGGATACCATTAAAACAACTGTAGACGAGAAGTTCACGGCTATGAAAGACGCGATTACAGGCGTATGGGATACGGTGAGAACCAAGACAAAAGAAACCTGGGACGGTATCTGGGCAGATATAAAGGGCATTATCAACATGATTATTGATGGTGTGGAGAACATGGCCAACAGGGTTATTGATGCGATTAATGCCATGATAGACGCCGTAAATGAGGTGGCGGATAAGATACCGGGAATCGGCGCCGATTTTATCCCGAATATACCGAACATCCATCTTCCACGGTTGGCCCAAGGCGGTTTCGTCCGGGCCAACACCCCGCAGCTGGCCATGATTGGTGATAACCGGCACTATGGTGAGATTGTGGCGCCTGAAGATAAGATGCAGGAAATGGTGGACCGGGCGGTGGCTTTAGCGTCCCAAACAAGCAGTAATGGCATGAGTGAGCAGTATCTTTCCGTCATGGCAGACCTGTTACAGCGTATCATTGACCTGATAGAACAGATGGATTTAACGGTCAACATAGATATCCGGGAAATTAAAAAGAAACTTGTTGAACTGGATAAGCGTAACGGATACACGCTGCGCACAACGTAAGGAGGTGGCCGGAGTGCCTATTTATATTAATGGACATGAATATCCAAACTATGACCGGGGGCCTGGCTTAACCATTGCTACGAACGTGAACCAGGGCAAGAATGCCCTGGGGGAATTCGTAGGGCAGCGCGTGGGCCGTGACCAGGATAAGATTGACGGCCTGCAGTGGTCCTATCTGGATGCGGCGACCTGGAGCAGTATCCTTAAAGAGTTTGAGGAGTTTGTGGTGACGGTCAAGTTTCCGGACATGAAAAACAACTGCTGGAAGACGGAGCGGATGTATCCGGGGAACCGGACGGCCAAGATAGACGAGATAGGTCCGGATGGGCTGCCCACCATGTATAAAGACTGTAAGGTGAATCTGATAGACTGCGGGGTGATGGAGTAGTGCAGGCGGCAAGCAATGAATATAAGGACATGATGCGCAGGAAGTGGAGGAACCCACTGTCTCATCTGCGTGTCACCATCGGCCTGATTAACCAACAGGCCCAGGCATCCGCCTACATACCTGAGCCGGATGTGTATACTTATTATTCCGACCTAGTGAAGCCCATGGATAACTACAAGGTACAGGAGCTGTATGCAACCTGTGACCAGGATTATACCACGGTGGATGGCAGTATGTACTTCCTTCCCAGGGATGCAGCAGACGTGGTGCTCAACCAGGGAATCGTGACGGATGGCCTTCAGGGGGAAATTGAAATCCGGTTTCCCGTTCAATATGACATTAAGGGGCTGACGGTCGAGTTTGGCAAGGCGTATCCGGTGGATTTCAGTATCATATCAGATGGCAATACCGTAGAAATAACCGGGAATGCCAGCGGGCATTATGTAACGGAGGAGATATTTCCGGCTGCAACCTTCCTCCGTTTTGTGCCGTCTGTCATGGCCAATGGACAGAGCAGACTGCGCATTAACCAAATAACGATGGGCATAGGCATCTATTTTGACAGCAAAAAAATACTGTCCGCAACCAAAAAAGAACATATCAGTCCTATATCGGAGGAGTTGCCAACCATAGATTTTTCCGTAACGGTGGATAATAAGGACCGGGCCTATGATGTGGAGAATGAAGAAAGTACAGTGAACTTCTTGGAAATTGGTCAGAGTATCGAGGCGCTTTACGGCCAGGCCATGGATGATGGAACGATTGAGTGGATACCGGGAACGTCACTTGCACTGAAATCATGGTCAGCTGATGATACGGAGATGGACTTCCAGGCATCAGACCGTTTTGATGGGATGGACGGCACATATTACCGTGGCCGGTATCATCCGGACGGTATGAGCCTGTATGACATGGCTGTGGATGTCCTTGCGGATGCCCAGGTGGATTACCGGGACTACTGGATAGATCCATATCTTAAGGACGTTCTGGTGGTTAATCCGATGCCGGTGGTAGCGCATAAGGAAGCCCTGCAGCTGATTGCTAATGCCGGCAGGTGTATCCTGTACCAGGACCGGACCGGCAGGATAATCCTTAAGTCCAGTTTTGTACCGGATATGGAGGCGGCGTCTGATAACGAGACATACTTTTCCCATGCGTCAGCCATACTTGACCACGCGGAAAAGGAAGCGTATGCCCTGCCTGGTCAGGATTACACAGGCACATCCGGCGCACAGTATTTCCTTCCCAGGCAGACGACCAATGGAGCCACATATCTCAATACGGGCTATGTGTCTGAGGCCGTCGCCGAGGAAGACGGGCTGTTTACGGACAATCCCACAGTGGAAATAACTACGGAGGCGGCATACAAGTGTTTTGGACTAACCCTGGAATTTGGTCGCAACTGGCCGGATACAGTTATCTTCCATGCCTACTACAATAACGCGGCTATGGAAGATTATACAGTCCCTGGATTGACACAGACTTACGTTGTCAGCCATGAGTTCCCAGAGTTTGACCGGTTGGTGCTGGAATTTTCCAAGGGATGTCCCAACAACCGTGTAGCGCTGGACAATATAATCTTCGGTGACAGCACTGATTATGTCCTGGAATATGGTGTGGAGCTGACCAAGACACCAAAGGGCACGCAGCTGGCCAAGGTTAGGGAACTGCAGGTCGTACGCACCATATACAATCTCAGTACAGAGGATGCAAAGGAGCTGGCGAGGGAGACCATAAGTGTAACCGCTTTAGACAACCGATATACGTTTTATTTTTCTAATCCATCCTATGATTTAAAGACATACGTCCCGGTTTATGTGGAGGCAACCAATATGGTTCAGAACGGGTCTTTTGATACCGGCGTGACCGGATGGCTCAACGCACAGTATGACGCAGCCAGAAAATGCACATACGTTGTCTCGGAAGATGGAAACGCAGTCCACATAGTACAAACTGTGCAGATGATATCCGGACATAAATATTACTTGCGGGGGAATTTCATGCGGGAGGAATCACCCGGTGAGTATTCGGGAAATGATGAATGCGATTTGGTCAGGGCGATTGCCAATAGAGAATCATTTAATATTAATCTACGTCCAGAGGCTATTGCACCAGATGGAGTGTGGCATACCAAATCAGCCATTGACACGGTTGAGACAACAGGAGAGTGGGACCTAAGGATTTATACCTATGGAAACAAAAGGCTTTATATAGATTCACTTCTTTTGGTAGATTTGACAGCAGCTTGGGGAATCGGGAATGAACCGGATATAGAGTGGTGTGATAAGTTCATCGGCTATTTCACTGGTATTGCAAGTATCCCGAAATATGGGTGTGAGATTGTAGATAGTAGTGCCTATTACGCAACGGTGGAGCTTACAGGAATCACAGGGCCGACAGAGGTGGTCGTGACAGGCAGGGATTATGTTACTACCCAGTCCAAGGTAAGCAGACAGCTAAATCCTACCGGCAGCCTGGAGGCGTGGAATAATCCGCTTGTGTCCGACACGGTCCATGCCGCGAACCTGGCGGATTGGATTGGGGACTACATGAAATCAGACCGGGAATATGATCTGTCATACCGGGGAGAGCCACGGATTGATGCCAACGACATAGCATTCCTGGAAAATAAGTATGTGCCTGACCTGCTGATACGGGTAACGGACCATACCCTGAAATTTAATGGCGGGCTTAGCGGTACCATCAAGGCAAGGAGGGACATGAGTTATGTGGCAACAGCCAAAAACAGACTGGCAGGCCAGTGATTATTTTAATATTGGTGACTACAACCGCATCAAGGGCAACATCAATGAGATACGGACCCAGGCGCTTACTCTGTGGCCGGACTTTAAGTTTGAGGAGATGGGAGAGGATAAGACCTATCAGGATTATGGGTTTTATGCCGATGAAATTAACCGCTTTGAGGCCAATATAGACCATGTCTGCGTAGGGACATTCCCCTTCGATGTAGGAGAAAGGCAGTTTTATCATGACAACGGCCCATTCATCGACTGGCAAGAGCTGAACCGTATTGAATCCGCCTGCCTGAAGATATACAGGAACATATTAGGAAGGGCCGAAGGAATCAGACGCCTGGCTTTCACGCTTAATGGAGGTGCATTTGAATAATGAGTTTAAAAACAGATTATAGGGATGATATGTATGAGGGTTCCAGACGATGGAGGTTGACCCAGAACGAGGATGGCACCTATAACATATCAGATGTCACTGCCTATACACAAAAAGGCGACAGTTTTGGTCAGAATGACATTAACGCTACGAATAGGGCAGTGAATGCCCTGAGGAATGACAAACGAATTACCATCCCTGCATTCACACAATCCGCTGCGCCATACACAGCAGACATAAAAGTGCAACATCTTAAGACAACAGATGCGATTGAGCTGTATGCGGGACTGATAAAGAGCGACAGCGAACTTACGACAGCGCAGAAGGCAGAAAAAATAAAAATGCGAAGAAAATACCTGAACATGATTGATGATGCAGAGTGTAATACAGATGGCATATTGACGGTAACCTCCTACAGCAAGAAACCGGCCACGGAATTTGCTGTATGGTTAAGGGGCTGCTCAGAGGAGGAATAGGAATTGAAAGCAATTATACACGGCAGTGGAGGAGCAGATACAGATGGTTTGACCGCTATTGCCACTCACGTACTGAACGGAGAAATATTTTATGGAGCTAATAGCGACGAACCTCAGACCGGAACCATGACAGTAAATAGTATACTGTCTTTTAACGTAGCCGCATATAGTGGACGCCGAGTACTTTTGAAATGGCAGAATCCGTATGCGGCTCCTGGAAAACCTTATTGCGGAGTAATAATAAAAGCCAGTACGGGTGGATATCCAGCTTGGAATGCGTCTGCTTGGGATGCAATTTATGTAGGAGCAGGAGACAATGTTACTCCTGGAGGCTGGTCACAAGCATTTATGGATTTACCAGCATTAAATACCACTTATTATTTTACATGCTTTGGGTATGCCACAACAAGCTTTGGAGAGATATACAGTCCGGTATATGACCCATCGTCAGTTAAAAATGCTGTATATACGACCGTAGGACCTTCGTTGGTTACGATAGCCGGAACGCAGGATTACGTAATTCCAGATGGATTTACATCTGCGGATATATTTTGCGTAGGCGGCGGAGGTGCCGGTGGTAACGGATACCGATTTACAAAAGTAGCCTATCAACAAGGCGGCGGTGGAGGCGGCGGTGGATATACTGCTACTGTTTATAATATTGGCGTGGCGGCCGGACAAGTATTAAATTGTGTAGTAGGTGCCGGAGGCGCACCCAATGGGGCGTTGTCTGGTGCAGGCGGTACAGGAGGTACAACATTAGTATCAAGAAGCGGTGCTGTCTTATGTACGGCTAATGGCGGATACGGAGGTCTCAACGCTAATTCAGGCAGCGGTGCGTCCGGCGGTTCTGCTGGTGGTCGTGGTGGGTATAATGACTTAGACACAAGGCCGATCATAAAAGCCGGTGAAAATGGATTTTCAGACGGTAGCGGATGGAGCATCACCCCGGGCCAGGGTTTCACAACAAGAGCTTTTGGCGAAGCCGGAAACACTTTATATGCTGGCGGTGGTGGCGGTGGTGGAGTAACTCACGGTGGTCCCGGCGCTGGTGGTGCTGGCGGCGGCGGAGCAGGCAGTTATGATACAGGTAATCCCGGCATTGCTAACACTGGCGGAGGCGGCGGCGGAGGAGGCGGCGATCTTTACGGAACCGCCGAGTGGGGCGGTACTGGCGGCTCAGGAGTTATTTTAATCAGATTAAAATAGGAGGATTAATATGGCAGCACACGAAGTATTCGCAATGATATCTGGCGAAACGGTACAGAATGTGGTGGTAGGACAATATGAAGAAACCAACCGAGTAGCACGGTGCGTATATGGTGACGATGCCTTTGCGGTGGATTGCACGCAATATCCCTGTGAGATAGGAGATAAGTACATAAACGGCGTATTTTACAAGGCCGATGGGACAACACCAATCAATAGACTACCGACTGACAAAGAAGAGATTCAGCAGTTAAAGGCAGATAATGCACAGTTAACAGTAGCAATGGCAGACATGATAGGAGGTGCAATGTAATGTTATCCAATATACAGCGCAACATCATTATCCGGGCCCTGCAGATTCGGAAAAATCAGGGAGAGGAACCGGCAGACATCCTGGAGGGTTACAAGAACCTGACAGATGAGGAAAAGGCAGAGCTGTTGGAAGCCTTAGAAGAATAGGAAAGGTGAGGTAAATGAAGATGGATAAGGTGAAAGCAGCGTTTGTTGCAGCATTTAGCATGATTTTTGGGTGGCTGGGAATTCTGGCAGTTCCAGTGTTGATACTGGCCGGATTGAATTTCACAGACTACATAACCGGCATCCTGGCATCAAAACGGCGCAATGAGCTGGTGACCAGTGACAAGGGACTGTGGGGCATCGTCAAGAAGATAGGTATGTGGATATTGGTAGGTTTAGGATGGGCTATGGACGTGCTGATTAATTACGCCAGCCAGTATGTAGGACTGTCTATTAAACTGCCCTTCGTGGTTGCTACCATCGTGGCCGTGTGGCTAATATGTAATGAGATTATTTCTATCCTGGAGAATCTGCTGGATATCGGTGTGGCCATGCCACCGTTTTTAATGCCGCTGGCCAAGATGATTAAGGGTCAAGTGGAGGATAAGACAAAAATGGATGCCTGA